CAACTAAATCATCAGTACATCCTTCATCTGCTTCAAACGAACTTCCTTTTACAATGAATGTAGATAGTTCACTGATAATATCCAAATCTTCTATTATAAGTTTATCATCTTCAATCAATTGTTTGAGATTGGAACATCCTACCTTTTTAACTGTTTTGGTTGTTCGCACTCCTAATTGGGCTCGTCCACCAGAAAATCCTCCACCTAGAATTTGTCCTGCTCGTCCTCGCATGGATGCCATAACAAGATTATCATATTCCAAATCATATTGCAAAGTGTTAGCAACCTGTTCACCAATATCATTTATTTCTATAAGCACAAAGGCTTGATTATATGCTCGGGCAATATCATATATCTTGGATGGAAACAACAAAGGTTTAATTTCATTATCTCTATATTTTGCGACGATACGATAAGGCATTTCTGATACATCAAATACTAAAAATGCAGAATAGTCATTCTTTGTTCCACGAGAAACATCAGCAGTTAGCATATATGTCCGGCCGGCTTCAGGTTTTTCATACAAATCAACAGCCGCATTAGATTGTGTTGGATTTTTGTAGGACATTGTTCTTAATTTTTGTGGCGTAATCAAAGTATCAATAGAACCAAGGAACTCACATTCAAACTCTGTGTTGAATTGAGATGCCGAAGTATTTTTGATAGTCTCTTCTTTCCACGCCGCATCACGGCCAGGCACTTCACTCCAATGTACATCTATGGGGATATAAGAGTTTCTTTCATTCTCTGCATCGTTCCACAACTTATAGAACATGTTCATACCGTGTGGTGTGGAAACAATCATTACCTTTGTTGTCTTACCAGATGAAATGGTAGGATACACAGAACTGAAAAATTGTTCTGCAACATTAGCAGGGACATAAGCAAACTCATCAAGGAAAATGATGTTATAAGAACCACCACGGACAGCACTTGCAGAAGTAGATGAGGCAAGTATCTTACTACCATTCTCTAATTCCAGGCTACCCTTATTCCAAGACATAACGCCCTGTTGCAACCACTTTGGAAGATTTTCATATGCGAGTTGCAACCTACCCAACAAGTCCCTTGCAGTTGCAGCCTTATTGGCAAGAATTGCCACATTAACAGAAGGGTTGAACAGGACATAATGCAACAAGTATGATATGATGGTGGTTGACTTGCCTGACTGTCTAGGGAGTTTACAGATGGTGAAACGGTTGTTGTGAAATGTTCCTACCATCTCCTTCTGAAAATCATAAAGTTTAAATGGAATAAGTCCTTCATCAAGGGAGACAATTTTAATATATTGTTGTATGAAATATACAGGATCTTTCATACATCTCGCATATTCCTCAACTTCTTTTTTAGTCCAAGTCTGTTGAACATTGGCCTTTTTTAAATTGGGATTGCCGAGATAGACACTAGCACCGGACATTATTTGTCCTTCAGCATTTTTTGCAGTTCCGTTGTAGAACCAACAAACAATGCATTAGTTACATTCTTGGGTGCATTGCTTGGCACTTCTTTTAATTCTTTCATCTTTTTCTGAAGGTCGCCAAGCTTCTCCGTGACTTCTGCCACATTTTTAATCAGTTGTCCAGCAACCTCGTATGTTCTTGGATGCTCGCTTTCCTTAGCAAGCTCAAGGATACCATCGATGGCACTACTTCCCTTTTCAACTAGGTTATAAAATTGTCGGCGTTGATATTCGTAATCATCTTCTAAATCATCTTCACTGATAACAGGAGAATAATTTTCTACTTCAACAGCCTGAGGAACAATTTTTTCTACAATACCTAACTCTTTATCAACTTTCATCATGGTATTATCAATCTTCATTATTCATCTTCACCTGTCACCGGATTGAACTCTTTCGCATCTTGGAAGAACGATGTTGTTTCATTAAATCCAAAGTTATCATCAGCATCAGCAGATGTTGGGTCAGGCGTAACTGTAAGTCTGTGTTCCCTCTTTGGTGTTTTATCTGGCATATCTGTATACTGGTCAACTTGAACTGTCTTGATAACCTTACTGGAAGTAACAGGACCATAAAGATAAAACTTGGTAGTAAATGACATTGTATATATTAGAGCTCTACGAGAAGCAAAATCTCCATCATAACTGTCTTCATAAGATATGCTGTTCAAAATGATAGGAACATCTTTCTTAATTCCCATGTCTGACATATCGTTAATAGTAAGAGTATAATCAGGTTGGAAGTAAGGAAGAATTTGTTCCACGATTTGCAAAGCATCATCAGACTGTTTTGCCATGATATACAATTCAAAATCTAAATTATATGGCACCGGCATATATTGTGTGTCCAACTGTTTTGTGTTCGCACCTTTGACCTTCTTAAATTTTTGTACCCGGCTCAATTTTCTTGCTGGGTCATAAGAAAGGTCTTTAATCTCAAATCCAATTCTGGGAAGTGTGATAGCAACTTGTTTTGTCAAATCGGCATCTTCTCGCAAACGCACCAAAAACTTTTCTCTTGGCCCATATGCGAGAGGAACCTTCATAGATTGTATAATAGATCCAGAATTGTCCTTACGAACAAGACTGATACCATTAAATAATGTTCCGAAAGAAATAACAATCTTTCGAATTGTTTCGTGGTAGAACTGTTGTCCTAACATTATGAACTACTCCCTGCATCCCCAAATGGATTTGATTCACTGAAATCTAAAACTGAACTGCTTTGAGTTTCGAAATACTCATTTTGTGAAGTCATATCAACACTCATGTCACCAACTATATAGTCTTCTTGGATGAGATATTGTGCATCACCAGTATCAGCAGGATTTTCAAGCATAATACTTTCACCTACAGATGAAGTATCGTTCTCACCAATTATATTATCACCACTAGTTTCTTCTAACAACAATCCAGTTGTTGTATCTGTTCCAAATTCTAATCTTATCTCTTCATTAACCGCTGAAGATTGTTCCAAAGTAAATTGATGAATGAGTATATTTTGAGAATGTTCAGTTTCAATTGCATCAAGAGCTGTGATACCAGTATCGATAACTTCAGAACTATAATCATACAAGCGACATTTTAATTTATATACTGGATTATTATCTAATTGATAGAATGGTTCATCATGGTCTACAAAATTGATTTGGAATAGTTTGTCAAGAACAGGATGATAAATTGCATCACCTTCTTGTGGTCTGTCAGCATCCGTTACAGCAATATCTTGAAGAATATAAAAATTATTATCGCCTGAAACAGTAGTCAAAGTTGATGAAGAAGATGTTTGGTCAATGCTTCCTGACTCCAATAACAATGAACCACCAGAACTAGTATCTGTTCCAGACTCAATTTGCACTTGAGTATCCAGTTCTTGAAATCTTTCTTTATTTACAACGAAGGTAGCTTCACTTAAATTTTGTAAACCAAATTGATTCATCAACTCTTTCTCACCAGCAAAACCACCATCAGCATCTTCCATGTACATTTCGATTGGATGTTGAGTTTTGAATTGTGAAAGTGAATCTTCACCCAATACCATATCTTCAGCAACAAGGGCCCGGTCCATGTAATAAACATCGTGGCCGAATATTTGAATTGCTTCTTTTATAAGGTTACTGTATAAGTTTTTTTCTGCTGTTATTGAAGCAGAATTATTTGTATGAAAAAATGAATTGACAGCCATGAATTATCCTATCATATAATTGATTGGCAATTCGAAGGCAAGTTGAATTTCTTCTTCAAGTTTATTTTGTTCTTCAACTGCTTGAGAATAAATTGTCTCTCCATTCATAGTAACCCCGCCCAACATAGTAACGCCGTCGAACTTACTAAGATTAGATCCCCACTGCTTTTTAATTAGTGTGGTGGCATATCGTTTCAAATAAATGTCATCGTAGATATCAGTATATGTGGTAGGGTCTAGTTTCCTATAACATTCAATTACAAGATAATCCACATCAGCAGTAACATCATTTGCCCAATCCATTTCAACATAAAGACGATTTTGGTGTTGGTTAAATCGAATAGGTGTTTCGCCAACAAGCATGTTAGACATTAAATCAATATTATCCATTGTCATTTGATATTCTAAAATAGAGGTTGAAGAAAAATCAAACATATCATTTAACCGTAACTGATAACGAATATCAAACATGCTGCTTCCACCACCAGTATCAGTGAATGGAAACACTCTCACAACAGAAACGACAGCACTTGGAATTGGAAGAAAGTTTTTCCCCTCATACCAAGTTGCAGTTATTGAATTGTCTGCTGTGTCAGTTGCACTACTTGATGCGTCACTTCTTGCACGAGACAC